CCTGTGTTCAGACGCACAACATCACCCACAAAAATGGATGTGCCAGAGCCTGAGGCGATAGGAATCATACGTGTTGCACCAGCAAATACCTGACCACCGATCAAATTGATCGGCTGGAACCCATAGGGTCCGTCTACGGTAGGATAAGCCATTTAAAACTCCTAATTAAGTTTAGTTACCTTTACCAAAAGTCACCGTGGATTTCTTCTCGTTAAAGAGCGGCATCCTTGGGTCATTCTGGCGCATTAAATTATTGTCTACAGCATCCATCTGACTTTCGGCTTGAATTCGGTAATGTTTATTACGTTGTTCAACAAAGTCTTCTGGAGTTTTGCAAAGCAATAACCCGCCAATCTCAATGTTGTCCTTAAAACGACTATTGGGATCAACTAGCAGTTGAAATTTGGGTTGTTCTTCAAGTGCCACAGGCTCCCAACCTTCTCTTAGTTTCCCAGAGAGATTACGGGGGTCAGCCTGATTCAACGTCGAAGTACGAATCCATCTATACGCATACCCAGCCTGTTTATCAGGCTCAGGGAGCAATTCCGCTGGCGCCCACTGCTTAGGACGTTCGCTTGTTGCACGAGTATCTAGTTCGCGAGCAAGTTTGTTTGTTGCCATTTTAAGCCTCCAGTTTTTGCATTTCACGAGCATATTGCTCAGGGGTCAAACCAAGTTTTTTGGCAATAGCCACTTGGCTTGCTTTTAGCACAATTCTTTTTGACGCCGTGCTTCGCGTTGCTGGTGCTACTACTGGTGCCGACCTGGCTTCAGTGCGCTGATTAGGCTTGTCGCCCCCAACCTGCGTTTCTACTTCTAATTCATCCGAAAAATTCTCGGGAAATCTTTTGCGCATAGTGTTATCTATACGTTTGAAATACTCTTCGGTACCAATATAACCTTTACCAAATTCTTTTTCAAGCTTTGCATGCGTACCTAGAGCCAAAGCAGTCATCTCTTCATCAGGCCCGTACCAAGTATTTCTTTCAAGCCACTTGGAAGTTAGCGGGTCGATCTTCGGACTTTCTTGGGTCTGAGTCGTTTGTTGTGGTATTTGTACATCATCTTCTTTGATTTGTAAAGAGGGCTTAAAGTTCTTAGCTTTATCCTGTTTTAAGCTAGCTTCGGTAAGTTTTTGCTGAGCTTCAACAATTCGATCTGGATCTCCCGAGTCATAAGCATCACGGTAGACTCGCTTTGCCATTTCTAATTCTGTATCAGCGGCATTTTGTACAGTTTCAATATAAGTTTTTTCGCCATCACTATATTGTTTCTTAAGTCTTTGATTTTCTTGAGAAATTTGTTGCGCAAAGCGAATTGCTTCCTCTTTCTCTCTTTCCGCTGCTTCTTTAATTCGACGCTCGTCATGCCACGCCTTTTTCATCTGCTCAAGACGCATTTTTACCCTATTGGAATAGTCCATAAGGTTATCGTCATCAAGTTCTTTCTTTATTTCATCAGGCAAAGGCTCTGCTTTACGATCTTCTGCTGGAGTATCGTCTTCAATCTCTACAGTAAATCCTTCAGGTTCTGCCGTTTTTGCTTCTACTTCTAAGGGTTTACCCTTAGTTTCTTCTGCTTCGTGAGGGAATTTAAAGTCGTCTTTTTGAATTTCAGCCATGGTTTATCTCCTAAACAAATTTACGTTTAATACCACGAGGGTCTTGAACTACAGCCTCGACAGAATCGTCATTAATAATGCGAAACTCACGGTCGTGAATAACTAACCGTGTACCAGCATTAGGACGCACCAAAATAAAATCGCCTTTCTTACACCAAGGTCCATTAGGAAATCTTGTTTTATCTTGATAGCAGTCTGGACCCATATCAACTACAAATAAAACCGTAGTCAATAATTCATCGTGCCGGCGAGTTTCATCAGCTTTAATAAGACCACTATCGAAAGCTTCTTCAGCCTCTGGAATTGCGCAAAGTATTCTGTACCCTTGAGGGGCTGGGAGTTGTTTGGCTTTTTCTTCTGCTTCTTTATGCAAAACTGCACTTAAATCTACTGCTTTTTCTAAATCAATGACGTTAGTCATCAGCGTTCTCCAGATTTTTTGCGAGGTCTAATAAATATGACTCAGCAGTAAGAAGGCCTCGTATCTCACCACAAAGTGCGCGGTACTCTGCGTAATCCTTAGCTGCGCCACTGGAAACGGCATCAGCTATTTGGCTGCGCTTATCTTTGTACTGTTTAAGCAGTACCTCAAGCGTTTTGTCCATCAATCACCTTTCTTTTGCGTCCCTTTCGGTACGTTTAATTGCGCCTTTTTATGGGCGATGTCTGTGCCAAGTTTCAAGCCTTCCAACTCCATCTTAGCTTCGAGGTCGGCTTTATCTTTGGCAGCTTTAGCTCCAACTTGCATACCAGCAATTTCTTTCTGAGCTTCAATTCGAGATTCTTCAATACGAATTTGGTCAGCTTTAGTTGCTGCATCAACTTGAAGTTTTTGCTGCTTGAGTTGCAGGTCTGCTTGCTTCAGCTGTAATTCCATCTGTTGCATTTGGACCAGTGGGTCTTGCGCCGCTTGGGCGTTTTGTTGAGCTTGAACCTCTTGTTGGTTCTGCTGCAACATTTGTTGCGCTGCTTGAGCAGCGAGTTGCGAGATTCTGACTTCCAATTGCTCTGGAATGCCTTCATCTTCGTATTGCTCGTTATCAGGTGGAAGCTCCATGCCCATACGCATTTCCATCTGTTTACGATATTCATAAGCAACGTGCTCAGAAATATGAGCAGCCATAGCCGCACCAATTGCCTGTGCCGTTGGGCTTTGTTGAACAAGTTGCATAATCTTAGGATCTTGCATAGCTGACATATGTACCGCAATATGAGCCTGATGATCTTGATAGAGGAAAGCCTTGACGGGCTTCATATTAAGCATGTTCATATTCTCAGTAACAGGATCAATTGGTTTCTTATCGTCCTTAGTTGGTACAAGTTTGGCGTAGTTTTTGATCCCCAACACGTCCAACATCTGACGATGCAATAGTGGCAAGTCATACAGCTGCGGAGCAGTCTGGGCTAGTTGTAAAGCAGCTTGATACTGCACTACTTTTTGCGACATAGTTGCCGCATTGGGGTCACTTACCGGTATGACGTTTACTTGGTCATAGTCAGACTTCTTAGCTCTACGGCTACCTTCGATTGGCTCGTAGGTATATTCATCAGGGGTATAGTCTGCAATGATCTTCTTTAAGAGACGGAACTCTTGCTTCATTGCATAGTGAATACGAGCCTGTACCGCACTCATTACTTTTAATGTTCTTTCTAATATCGCAAGCGTGGTTCCCACTGGCGAATTAGCAGACATGTCCGATACTTTCATATCTGCTGCTGCAGCAAAACGTCTTCCTTCGTCAATGATTTGATTCATTAACTGATACAAGGTCTGACTTGGTTCTTTGTATGGAAGAGGTAGGATGTTATCCCGCATAGTCCCACTAGGTACGTCTACATCACGGAATTCTCCTGGGGAGATTGGGGTGTCGTCACCTTTAATCCGTAAGCCCCGCGTTTTGAACCCCCCTGGAAGATTAGAAAGAGTACCAGCATCAACAAGCTGACGAAGAATGCTAGTACCAGACTTAGCAAAAGCCCCAATGAGGTGAATAAGACCAAAGCAATAAAAACCAAAACCTGGAATATAACCGTAATGAACGAAGTGGTTACGTTTCGCATGCGTGTCATCATCTGGCTCCCAGTTCCGTCGAATTGCAAGAACATTACTTGTCCCTTTCTCAATAGTTACCACATAAGGAAGAGCAATACCCGTTGGCTTGCCGTCATCATCTTTATGCTCGTAACCGGGAAGGTCTAGATTGACATGCATCTCAAGAAGTTTGAAGCGGTCATCTGAAGTGGCTCTAAAGCCCATCTTCTCCGCAATTTTTTTCTCGACTTCATCAAGTGCGTTAACAGGGTCTCCCAAGTCAACATCGCAATAAAAGCCTGCAACTTGCAATCTAATTAACTCGTTCTTGGTCTTACGCATTACATGCGTAACACGTTCAGACGTTTCTATATTGCTAGCGCCGTAAGGGACAACAATATCTTCTGCAGGTACAAATATAGATGCTTGACGCTCTAGACCTGGATCGTAATAAACTTTTTTAAACGCATTACCTGAAAGCCCTAAGCCCCATAGCATGCGCTCATGCTCAGGTCTGTATTCTTTCATCACATCTGTTAACTGGTAGTTCATGTCTTCTTTGACACGTTCTGCCGCATCTTTTTTCTCTGGCGTCTCACGCCCGATAATCTCAATCTTTACAGGACCTGCTGCTGGAAACGTTTCCATCATGGTCTCGGACTGAAACTTGACTAGTGCTTCAGATAGAAGTGGGTGATACACACCACAAGCGCCTTCCCACGGTTCTGTACGCTCTTCAATCTTCATACCAAGTAACTCAAGACCATCTACATAGGTCTGCATCCAGTCTTTACGAGAGGAGATGTCATCATCAAAATCAGAAATTAATTGAGAAGCTAAGGACTGAAGATCTTTTTCATCCATGTACTCCGCTAAGTTTGCGGAGAAGTCATCCTCTGATTCCTCTTCGGGCTCCATGCGAATACTTAATGGTCCAATATCAATCTCAACTGACTCAGGGTCTTCAATAGCAATCTCGATAGGTTCTTCCTCTATGGCTAACTGCTCCATACCTAACGGTGCTTGATATAAACCTTTTTCAATCGCCATAATTTTGCCTTATACGTTGTAATACCCTTTGTGCCTACGTGACCTAAATGCCATCGGCTCATCTTCATAATCAGAATCTAACTGCACAAAGCCGCCACGTCTGAATCTTAACAGGGCTTGAGACATACTGTCCACTAAGTCATCATGCTCGCCTGAAGGGAAGCTTGCCACTTCTTCTACAAGTTCTTCCGCCCAGTGTGTATTAGGGACCCATACCCTACCACTTGCAAATATATCTGCCACCGCATTTAGACGGGCTATCTTGTCATTACCCTTAGTTGGCGTAAATTCTTGGACAGGAATACCCATTGCCCGAAGCTCAAATACCAGCGGAGCCCCGGAAGCTTTAGCTTCCACAATTAGAGAGTCTGGTTCCCACTCTCTCCACTCCTCATAGGCTTTCTGTTTTAACTCCGGGAACTCCATACGGCGTTTGAACGCATTTAATAGGATGATATTGGCGCTTGGAAGTCCTACCGCATTGTCCCGATAGAACACACCCCACGTGGTACAAGCCGAATAGTCGCTCCGCTCGGTCTTTAAGAACGCCGTATCCCAAGACTGGATCGTAAACTCACAGTATGGAGGGCTATCTTCCTCCCAAATCTGCCACCATTCACGTTTTATGATCGCCGAGACGTCAGAAGTCGGCGCTTGCATGTACTGAGCCTGCCATTTACCCGCTGGGAGCTCGTTTTTAAGGGCTTCTAGCTCGTTTTTGCTCCAAAACTCAGGCCAAAGTGGCTGTCCATCATCAAAAATAGCTGGAAACTCAATAACTTTCCACCCTTCGCCCTCTCTTTGGGCGTCCGCTTTGATAACTTGACCCGTTAAATCCTTCTTAGACCACCGTGTCATCACGATAATGATCGAACCGCCCGGTTGCAGACGCTGTCTTGGACCCGATGTGTACCACTCGTAGGTCTTATCGTAGATTTCTGGGTTAGTTTCGCTTAATGCTGCCTCTTGTTCTGAGTGAGGGTCGTCAATAATGAGAACATCAGCGCCCTTACCAGTGACCGCTCCACCAACACCGATTGCAAAGTAATCTCCACCTTTATTAGTCGCCCAACGACCTGCGGCTTTGCTATCTGCTTGGAGTCCGACACCAGGAAATATCGACTTGTATATGTCTGAGTCGACCAAATTACGGACTTTTCGTCCGAAGCCCACAGCGAGCTCAGCGGTATGGCTGGTTTGTATAACCTTCTTCTGAGGAAATTTGCCCAGAAACCAAGCAGGAAGGAGGTAACTAGCAAATTCAGATTTTGTATGCCTAGGTGGCATATTAATAATAAGTCTCTTACACGTTCCATTTGCTACCTCCTCGAATGCGGCTGCCATCTCCTTGTGGTGGCGACCTTCTATGAACACAGGCCAGACCTTCTTCACAAACGCCATGAAACGAACCTGAGCCAACTCTTTGTTTTGAAGCTTTTCTAATAACTCTAACTCTTCTGCGAGCTTTAACTGCTCCCCCTCAGACAACATAGGGAGAATCTTCGGTATATCTTTAAGAGATATGGTGTCTAGGAGGCTACTCATATTTATTTTTAATTAGCCCTCACTTTTTGCTTTCAGACTCGTCTACCGTCGCTTCTGCGTTTACCTCTACTGGAGTACCCATATCTACCACACCCAGGACGTCGTCCAAGGTATCTGCGCTAACTGTGTGCTCCGGGGTAATATCTTTGGCATTTAGTAGGCGCTTGACCCGCTCCTTAATAGCGTCTTCCAAATCAGATGAGTTCTTGTAGGTCACGGTCACTTCGGAACGCTCTGTAAATAAGGCTATATCCGAGTGCTTGCCTAGGAGCTCAAGGGCTTTGAGTTCAAACCGGGGGTCCCCACAGTTCGCTAGCTCTAGTAGCTTATTGGTAAGCGCCGCACGAACGTCGCTCATCTCGGCGGCTATACGTCCGCTATATACACGCAGAAACTCTCGTGCAGCAAATGCAACGGGTGGGGATGCTAGAGCGGCTTTGTTCTGAGTTTTCACGGCTTTATCTAGAAGGCTTGCCGTCTTTACTGCGTCTTCTTGGGTGATCTCAGGTGGCGGACCTAGCTGGTCTAGGAGATCTTGGGTGTTGGCAATGACTGCGAGCTCTTCCGCAAAAGACGACGTCTCTACATCCGCCGTGTCGTACGGAGGAGGAATGTCCTTAGTAGGCTCAATATTAATTGTCATTGCAGGGCGTTATTGCTCAGGGGTTGCGCTCCAGTTCCCCGCAATATAACACAGAAAATTTAAAAGTGGGGTACTAATGGGCGGTAGTTGAAGCATGCGAAGCGGTCAAAAAAATCCCACGTTCCCCCTGTCCTCACGTGACTAAGAACAAAAAAATTATATTGGAAAAATATACCCCCCGGGGGGTATTGAAATAAAAAAGGTAAGGGGGGTGTTTCTGTGTTCCACGTGGAACAAATCTTGTGGATATTTAAGTAGGGGGAGGGGGGTTAAGTGGGCCATGCTTGAGCATGGGGAGTTTTTTAAAGTCGTGTATCTAATGTGCAGATTAGTGAGTATAGGTGGACTAACAATCCTTTTTTTAATTTTGGGGTGGTGGGGTCGCTTGGCTCGCCACAGCCTAACATTGTTAGGGGTGGGGCATTTATAGTTTCTATTTTGTGTTACAGATGTGATTATAATGGCGACAAGCAGATCGAATCTGTGATTGCTGTAGAGATTGAACTAGGTGGGGATCGAATCCCACATGATCCGAGCAGAGACCGCTTTGACCTAGGGGGTGACAGCCCTAGCGAGTGCGAAGTTAGCCAGTAGTTTTCTTTTAACTTTCTTTCTAAGGAATAATCATGGATCAAGTATTTGATGTTGCCGAGTTAATTACCGCTATCGAGCAAGCCCGTATTAATGTTGCAGAGGGTTTGCGTGGTGCATATGGTGCTAAGGTTGCATATGCTGGTTTGCTCAATCAAAAATGGGCAAGCTTTGACTGGTTTGAACTTAATCACAATGATTCAAGTGATGAGGGCAAAGCAGTAAGGAAAGAGAAAGAGGCTTTTTACGAAGTCTTAAAGGGTGAGCAACACTCAAACCCCCACAAGATTTGGGGCGACATTCGTAAATACGCTAAGACTGATCGCTATGGCAAGCCAGTAGTTGAGGGTGCTGAGGGTGGCGAGGGTGCTGAGGGTGGCGAGGGTAGTGACAATGCCAAGCATAATCGCTCACCCCAGTTGCGTAACCTTGAGGAACTTACAGCATTATTTAAGTTCAATCGTCGCCAAGATTCATTGAGTGACGAACTCAAGCAGTGCCAAGCATATATCGCTAAGGCATTGGAATCGTTAGGTGTCGATATCGGTATGATCGGCGACTAACATTGTTAGGGGGGTGCAGTTTGCCCCCCTCTTTCTTTCTCTTACTTTAATAGGTGCAATTATGGAAGACTTAATGATGGATTTGATTGACTGCTTATCTGATACTTTGAAATACATTGATGACGATAAGTTACGCAAGCAGATATGTAACACCATTCGCATGGCTGAGGGTAGGTTGGAATACCAACAGACAATTAGATATGAAGCAGAATGGGCAGATGAAGCAGAAGCCCGCCAACATGAAAACCCCCTTTGTAATTAATCAAGCCCGCCTAGTGCGGGCTTTTTTTTGCCCTTGCCCTAACAATGTTAGGGCTTTTTTGTTTCCATCATTTTCCAAAAATGATAGTTCTTAGAAGGGTGGTAGCACAAACCCGATTTTTCCCAAGTTTTACCTCGTTGGAAATGATAGTTCTAAGAAGGGTGGTAGCCCATAGGGCACTCCTAACAATGTTAGGTTGCTTGCAAAACTTTTCTTATAATAGAAGCCTTTGAAATCAAGGACTTACATGTATTATAAGAAAACCAAAAACAAAATCTTACAATAGAAAAGCCTTTGGAATCAAGGACTTGCAGGGGTTTTTGGGGGTATTATAAGAAAACTGAGAAAATTGAGTGAGCAGGTTCTCTAAAGAGCCCTCTACGCTAATCTTTCTTAAATTAGCAAAAGCAGATTCTCGGGGGGGCTATACTTTTTTTCTAATTTTCTTATTTTCTTATATTATTATCTTTTTAGACCGCCAAGCCTTATATCTATTCACTTTCATATTATAAGAAATATTGTAAGAAAACCCCCCCATTTTCTTATATTACCCCTTGCTTTTCTTATTTTACATTCCTATATTGTGTTCTTGCCCCTGCCCTAACAATGTTAGGCTCGTTCCTAGATTTTTAATTTTCTTTCCAGAATACTTGATTTATCCCTTATTTTGTGTTATACTATACTCATAGTAAAAAATAAGAAATGCAGTTGCAGTAGGAGTCAGTTAGGTTCTCCAACCAACCTAACAATGTTAGGCAGTATCCAAAACAAGGAGTATTAAACATGGAATTTATCGTTAATCAAGATGTAGAAGTAATCGTATCCCAAAAGCGTCAAGGTGCAATCGACGCACAGGCTAGCACTTATGGTGCTAATGTGGAATACGCAGGGGCATTGAACTTGAAGTTCGAGTTCGATTGGTTCGAGTTGCAACACAACGACTCCTCAGATGAGGGCAAGGCAGTCCGCAAAGAAAAGACCTTGTTCTTTGAAGGCTTGAAAGAAATCGGGCATTCCAACCCGTCCAAAGTTTGGAAAGATGTGCGTGATTACGGCAAAGAAAACCGCTACGGCAAACCCGTTGTGCCTACCGCAGAAGGTGCAGACGGAGAGAATGCGGGCGAGTCCGAAGGGGACGCAAAGCATAATCGTTCCCCTGAGTTGCGGAACATGGAGGAGTTGATGGCTCTCTATAAGTTCAACCGCAGACAGGAGTCCCTCTCCCCCAAAATCACCAAGGTGCAACAAAAGATTGGTGAGGCTTTGCAGGAGATGGGAGTTGACCTACACATGATTGCAGACTAACCCTCTGCTCTCCCC